CGTCAGCCCGAAAGCTCCCTGGGCAGTGAAAGACAAGATCAACGCAACCAACTGGATGATCCGCACCGCCGACGGGCATCTCAAGCTGTTCGTTCACCCCCGCTGCAAGCACACGATCAAGGCGCTCAAAAACGTAACCTACAAGCAGGGCGCTGACGATTATGTGATCGACAAAAGCGCAGGCATTGAGCACTGGACTGACGGCTTGGGCTACCTGATACTTGGAGCGTTCAACCCCTTGTATGAGGGTGCTGGCAAAAGCACGGGGATCAGGATATACTAAGCAGCGTTCGCTTTATCCCTACTCATGCTCAAGGGTTCAGAACTACTCGCCAAGGTCAAAGAACTCAAAGACCTCAACAAATCAGATCTCGTCCGCGAGTGTGGCTACACCGACAAAAACGGCAAGCTCTGCTACACCGCCTTCTACGAAGCACTGCTGGAAGCTAAGGGCTTTGAAATGAAGTCCAACAGCAAACGTGGTCGTGCCTTGACCTACAAAACCAAGGTGCAGTTCAACGGCAAGCTGCAGATCGGTGAAGGCTACGTTCAAGAGATGGGCTTTAAGCCTGGTGACGAGTTTGAGATCAAGATCGGTCGCAAGTCCGTCACGCTGCAGGCTGCCTCTGCTGATGTCGCTGTAGCTGTTTGATCTAATGGGGTTGGCTAATGTCAGCCCCTAAACTTTGACTATCGAAGCGGCGCCATGTACTCAGGGTATAACTTCTACGACCGCCCCATGGCGCGGCAGTCTGTCACCAAGGTCAACGATGCCAACACCGCTTGGCACGCTCAGGAGCCACACTGGATCCTGATTGAGGACCTAATGTCCGGCACCTACGGGATGCGTCGCAAGCATCGCCGTTACCTGCCACAAGAACCACGCGAGCTAGACGAGAGCTACGACAACAGGCTCGCACGCTCCGTATGCCCGCCTTATTACCAGCGTCTTGAACGGATGCTGGCTGGCATGTTAACGCGCAAACCTGTCCGGTTAAACGATGTATCTGACATCGTGCGCGAACAGCTATTCGACGTTGACTTGCTAGGCAACGATCTTAACGTCTGGTGCTATGAAACCGCACGAAAGATGGTGCGTTACGGGCACGTTGGTGTGCTTGTGGATGCTCCTGCTGCTGGTGAAAACGGACGACCTTATTACGTCAGTTATACGCCGCGTGAGATCCTCGGATGGCGCACGGAACTGGTAGACGGAGCGCAACAGCTTAGCCAGCTTCGTTTGCTGGAAAAGGTGATTGTGCCTGATGGGCTCTACGGCGAGAAGGAAGTCGAGCAAGTACGCGTCCTAACCCCTGGCAACTTTGAACTGCATCGCCGTGATGAAAAGTCAGGCGACTTCGAGATTTTCGATAGCGGCAGCACAACGCTCAGCCAAATCCCCTTCAGCGTTGCCTACTCCAACCGCGTCAATTTCTTTGAATCACGTCCGCCGATGGAAGACATCGCGGAGCTGAATCTAAAAGCCTATCAAGTGCAATCTGATTTGGACAATCAGCTCCACATCTGTGCTGTACCGATGCTTGCCTTCTTTGGCTTCCCTTCTAGTGCAGAGGAAGTATCCGCTGGTCCTGGTGAAGCAATCGCATTCCCAGCAGAAGGCAAAGCAGAGTACATCGAGCCGTCTGGTAACAGCTTTGAATCGCAGTTCCGCAGGCTAGAGCAGATCGCCTACCAGATCAATGAGCTAGGTCTCTCCGCTGTGCTCGGTCAAAAGCTATCTGCTGAAACTGCAGAGGCTAAGCGCATCGACCGCAGTCAAGGCGACAGCACGATGATGGTCATCGCGCAGAACATGCAAGATCTAATCGATAACTGCCTGACCTATCACGCGCAGTATCTGAACATCACTGAGGTTGGTAGCAGTTACGTTAACCGCGACTTCCTCGGCGCACGCCTTGAACCGCAAGATATCCAGGCGCTGCTTCAGCTCTACACCGCAGGCACAATCACACAAAAAACCCTGCTCGATAGGCTCAGCGAAGGCGAAGTACTAGGTGACGAGTTTGACATCGAGGAAGAGATTGAGGCAACACAAGCTGGCGGTTTAATCGAGATGGCACAGCCTGAGCCTCGTGTCAATGAACAAATGCCAGAACAATCTGTAGAGCTTCCGCCTACTGATCAAATCCCGGCATGATGAACTGGCTATGGAAGTTAGCTATGGAAGCCAAGAAACCACGCAGGCAACATCTCGTCTGCGTTAAAGGGCAGATGCAACCTCACATATTTGCCATCATCAGACTGAGTTGGTATCGCAACGGTAGGTTATACACCGTAGAAGAAATGAACGTAGAAAACGGCACAGATGAAACGCCGGAAGCTGTCATCATGCTGATCAAAGAGGCATTAAAATCTGGCGCTGACGTGACAATGCAAACTGCCTGCCAACCACAGGATCTAGGCATTGAATAATGGCTACCCCATCAGCCCTGTACCGTAACGCGATTGACCTTAATCGCTACAGCAACAGCGTCGCTAAACAAATTGTTAGCAGCTACAACGACATCATCGTTAATGCAGTCAATCAGCTTCGCACGATTGATGAATTAGCTGCACCGGTAAAAGCTGCCAGACTGCGCGCCATCCTCGCCCAGCTCAAAGAATCATTAGGCACCTGGTCTGATGCCAGCGTTAACACCATGGCGCAGGAACTGCAAGGCTTAGCGTTACTGCAAACTGAGTTCGTAGAAGATCAGCTACGGCGTGTCTTGCCTGCAAGTGCCAGAAGCGCAGTCAATACCGTTGAGATCAGCCCGCAGTTTGCACAATCTGTCGTCACAACAGATCCAACCCAGATCAACGTCGTCACACTGAGTGATGACCTATTTGCTGCTGTGCAAGGCGCACCGCAAACCTACAGCCTGACTGCAGCAAAAGGCGCAACCATCACGTTGCCAAATGGCGCCGTAGTTCAAAAAACATTTCGCGGCATCGCAGAAGATCAGGCGGAACGCTTTGCTCAGGTCGTAAGAAACGGTTTACTAACCGGTGAACCCACACCTGCTATCGCCAAGCGACTGATCGGCAACCTTGAATTAGGGCAACGCGGCAGCGTAAAACAAATCGCTCAACGCGGCGGCGACTTGACGCGCGCCACTGACCAGCAGGTTATGACGCTTGTACGCACCAGCGTGAATCAAGTTGCCAATGCTGCCAGCCAGCAGGTATACGCTGCGAATCAAGACATCACAGAGCGTTATCGCTACGTCGCCACGCTCGATGCTCGAACATCCTCAATCTGTGCTGCGCTTGATGGGCGTGAATTTGAATACGGCAAAGGTCCAATGCCACCACAGCATTTCAACTGCAGGTCAACCACTGTGCCGGTGATTGATTACAAAGCGCTTGGCTTTGATCCGCCAACACCAGGTAAGCGTGACAGTATGGACGGTCCAGTGCCTGCTGATCAATCGTATGGACAGTGGCTAGCAAAACAAAGCGTTGCAACGAAAGAGGAAGTGCTAGGCAAAGAGCGCGTTCGATACTTCGATCTGCTTGCCGAAAAATACGGTCCTAAAAATGCGATGGCAAAACTGGTGCAAGATGATGGATCTGAACTAACCTTGGAGCAACTCAAAAGACGGTATGGAGCTGCCGAGTCTTAGGCACTTTCGCAATGAAGGCATCTTCTTTGTTTTCTCTGATCCTGTTGAAGCGCTACAGGGTGAGGCGTGGTTGCCTGCTGTCTATACCGATAAGGGTTGGGCTACAGCTGATGGGTCTACACTCCTGACAGGTGTTGAGGACTGGCGTTATGCCGTTGAAGAAGGGCAGGAGCAAAAAGGTGATCCAGCAAAACATTCAAACGGAGATGGCAGCCGGAAAACCACCAAAGCAAGCGATAGCAATCGCGTACGCAAAAGCCGGAAAATCACGCAAGCGGAAGGCTAAGTAATGGCAATCGGCATTGGCTCGCGTGTCGTCTGGACTTACCAAGGCGCTCGCACCTTCGGCACTGTGACAGGTGTTGCCAAAAATCGTGCCACCATCAGCACGCAATCTGGAGGGCAGGTAGTTCGCCTTGCTCAGCCTGGTGATCCAGTGCTTGAAATCAAATCAGAATCAACCGGCGGCAAAGTATTGAAGCTGCGGTCTGAACTGAAGGAAGCGCCGCTGAAACGATGAAAGGCAGGATCTGGGAAGGCAACTGCACTTACCTCAAATGCACCGATGGCATTATCGAGGGGCGTTTCGTTTTCCCATGTCCTGCTGATGCTCAGGTGCTAGGAGCCTTGATGGGCAGACTGGCAGAAGGCATCGAGGTTATTACCTGCACGGATGACGATGATGATGAGTAGGTGATAACCTTCAGGTGCACTTAACCCTGCGGGTTATTCATGTCTGAAGAAAACCAAGCTGTAGAGCCTGCGGCTCCTACGGTTGACGCAGAAGCGTTGCAGCGCAGCGTTGAAGCGTTAGAACGCAAGAACAAAGAACTGATCTCTGAGCTTCGCTCTGCCAAGAAAGCACCAACTGTGCCCGATGGCGTTGATCTGGACGAATTGCTGGAGTTTAAGCGCCGCGCTGAACAGGCAGAACTGGAATCCCAGGGAAAATACACCGAAGCCAGACAGGCTTTGGAGCAGCAGTTCCGTGAGGCGACGGCGCAAAAGGACCAGCGCATTGCAGAACTGGAATCCCGAGTGCGGGAACTTGAGCTACTTACACCAGCAGTCAGCGCGTTAGCTGACATCGTTCACGATCCTGACTTGGTGCTAAAAACCAAGCTGAACGCTGATCAGATCGAGCGGGAAGCAGACGGCACTGTTGTCGTTGTCGATGGCTACCAGCGCACACCAGTTAGCGAGTGGGCAAAGCAAAGCCTGCCAGCATGGATGCAAAAGCAACCAAAGCCTCAAGGCAGCGGCGCACCAACAGGTCGGAGCACTGGCGAAATCCCAGCGGGCATCAAAAACCCGTTCGCGCCTGAATCCTTCAACCTTACAGAGCAATCGCGGCTATTCCGTAC